TTATTTTACATAAGTTATTTGAGCTAGATACTCTCGAGTTCCATAGTTAGTAAATGTTGCACTAGTGTTTACTCCTTTTACCTCATGGTCAAGCTGTAATTCATGCAAACGCTCTTTCACTTTGTTTTCCAACTCATCGACACTAATCGCCTCTACATAGCAAACTGTTATTGCAATGACAACCACCTCCTTAAGAATTTCTATAAAACATTTATTTTACACTGATAATTATTTATTATTTCCACAGTACAAAGCGATTAACTCCCATATCTAATATAGGATAACGACGATAATTGTGACAATAATTCTTGGGTTTCACGAGGTAAAACAATTTCATTTTTAGTTAAGCATCCACTTACACTTAATTGTAATCTACTGAGAATAAGTGTTGGTGATTGTGTTGGTTTTTCTAACTCTCTGTATGCTTCTTCAAAAATAGAGACTAATGGGCGGTGATTTTCAACTGTCAAAGCGTTAATTATTTTAGAAATAATCACTAATGCTTCTGAAGCTCTCTCTTGACCTGATCCATACCACTTTACCATAATTACGCCTCTTTTCATTATATGCATCTATTCGAATCTATAACTTAATGTTACCACAATTGGCATTTTAAATCTTATAAGCCAATAAAAATGTTCCAGCAATAATCCTAAATGTGCTTTTTTAATACAACAAATAAAATGCCTGCTACAAATTTCCTCTGTAAAAAAAGAGTTTTTTCGATCCTTATTAAACTTTACGATATTTTTTTAACAGCATATCAGGAATATGACAATAATCGTTGGGAAATTTATCTAATCGATCCTGATGTTCCTCAGCACTACGGAGATAATTTGTCAGTAAACAGACTTCGACTGCAATTTGATCTGCATCATCGCGTATGTCAATAAAATGTTGCGCTGCTTCCAAATGCTTTTTATTCTTACTATAAACGCCTGTTCGGTACTTTTCGCCAATATCTTCACCTTGCTTATTAATACTGTAAGGGTCAATAATTTCGAATAGATACGTCATTAAACTTTCCACTGTTAATGTTTGAGAATCAAACGTTATTTTTACACACTCCGAATAACCATCATACTGATTTTCTAAGCTATCACTATTACCGTTTGCTCTGCCCGCTTCTGTTTTATGCACCCCAGGTATCGTTTTGATAAAAGCTTGTACACCCCAGAGACATCCACCCGCTAAATATATTTCTTCCATCTTAAACATCCTATCTTTTATGGGATTGAGTTAATTCAACTAACTCTCACTAGCAATACTATACGATGAATTATACTGGAATACACAAAAAAAAGCCCGTATCAATTAAGATACGAGCTTTCTACTTACTTAACTAAATACATGCTATTGTTTGGAATATAGCCTACTGTGTCATCTAAAACACATTTAAGCCATCCATTTTGTGATGTTCCTACCACGCGGACCTTGTCTCCCTTTTTACGTTTAGCAACAATTCTACTATCCCATTTCGACTGTCCTCTGAAGCTGATTTCGGTAACTACTGTATACACAACTGCCGGGTCTTGATCATACCAATAAAGTGTTAAACTCTCCTTATACCAATATTTCTTTTCTCGGAAAATGACTTGCACAAAATCATTTGATTGTACTCCGTAATTAATCTGTGCAGCATATCCCAAGGGTACCGTTGCTCCTACACTAGAATTCCAATCTGCTTTTGTTCGTAAGTTTAAATCTTCGCGTGCATAACGCCATAAAATGGCATTGTAAGCTTTTAAAAATAACGCTCTTTCTTCCTTACGGCGACGTACTAGCCCTGGTAATGGTTGTCCACCTGCATTCACAAATAGTAAAAATTCATCTGCAGCATTTCCAAACTGTTTTTTATTGACATATTGTAGTAAAGTGCTGCTATACAGTGTCCCTTCGCCTAAGTTATACGTAAAAGAAACCAACGCATCAAATTGATTTTGGTTAATACTCACTTTAACTGCTGAGTTCACTGCTTTCTCAAATCTCCGAACATCACTGCGTAAATAAGCGTCAGCTTGAGCTCGGGTAATGACCTGTCCAGCCCATACATCAGGGCCATAATGTCCATAACCAATTGTCCAATATTGCTCACTCGCAACTGGTTTATAAGCAGTTAAGCGTAATCCTTCATATTCTTTAATTAAATCTAAACCAACTTTACTAATATTCATTCTATATTCCTCATTTCATTCTGATTTTGTAGTTTTGTTTAAAAGAGAATCCCTATCTATAAAATAGAGATTCTCTTTGTTTTTCTATTGTAAAAAAGACCTTAACTTTCATTTCATATTCTGGCAATGTAAAATCACTCTCACTCTTATTTTGACGGAGCTATCTCGCTACCCTTTCATTACAAACGTGACTATTTACACATAATCAAATAGATTAACTTCAGGGGTTCGAAGAAAATCAAATCAGCCATATAACAACTTAGAGCTGACTTTCAATAAGTGAGGTCGCTAACAAGCTTTATATACTTTTTAAACCAACTTACCTTCATAAATTGACCACTTGTGTCCTGTGTTATTAGAGACTGTTCGAACATATATTTGTGACGCGCTTGTAACAGAATTACGACTAACTGTTTGTGTAAATCCACCGCCTGTATCTGCCATTGAATTGCTAATTGTCCAGCCTGAAACACCATCGTTACGAGGGAAATCTACCATTCGTTTACTATCTTCTGTCGTCATATACCATGTCATGCCAGGAATATTTAAATCCGTTAATTTCTTAACACTTGAATGTACTTGCTCACCTGTTTTAAGGCTATAGGACTGTTCATAATTCCATGGCCCAATAGTTGTCGAACTGATCATTCTTGTAAAGCTAAATAATGATTTGGAAAATGTATTGCGAGTAAGAGTCTGTTTAACATCACCAGCCATGTTAGCGTAACCTACATCAAATGACCAACCAGAATTAATCCAATTTTTAGGATATGGAAAATCTACAACTGTTTTTGAAAAATCTGTGGTCAAGTAGTAAGATCCTGGGGATTTAATCTCTGATAATTTTGTTGTGACAATAGGCAGTGCTTTACGCCGTCCACCAGTATCCGCTAAACTTAACGGAACTGCATCAGCTTTTAAAATTTCAAAAAGTCCCGCTTGAAAAACACCATAGAGTTTGTGACTACGGTTATTTGCTTCACCCACTGTTACACCAATAATTAAACCATAACTACCACTTAAATTATCATAATAGAACTGCATTCCTTCACCTTCTGCGCTATTCCCATCTACAATTCCAGCTGTGCCACCTACAGAAATCTTACGCTGCCATATTTGCTTATTAGATTTCATATCGAAAGCAGTCAAATAATTTGGTGTCGACAGATTATAATTACCTGTGTACCAATAAACAACACCATTTGCAAAAGCGACGCCCTGCATTGGATTTTCATTTGTCGTTAGATACTGTGGAATATCAACTTTGTATAATAGCTTATTGATTTTGTTATCAATATCAGCTAAATCACGAATTTCACAGTAGTTAATAAGTTCATTTTTATCATTTCGTCCTTCAATACGATACAACATTAATTGCTCATTTTCATTAATAACTGGCACGGTATACGGGTTGTTAATTTGGGCTGTATAAACATCCTCCATCCCATTAGTTCCATAGTTTAAAGTAATGCCCGCTTTATATTGGAAACGAACAACAACTGCTTTTCCAGCTGTGTTTGTATAATGAGAATAAATCCATAGTTTGTTTCCAATCCATCGATACCCATTGTGTGTGCCATGGCCTCCACCTTTACAAAGCATAAAGTCAATTTCTTGGCCATTAGGCAGATGACGTGATAATCGATAAACTTCATCATAGGCTTGTGTCATATATTTAAAATCAGTTTTATTATCAATATGAAAAGACTGCATCACCGCATTTTTATACGGAGATAAGTCACTTAAATATAAAAACTTTTGTACATCTGGTGAAAATCCTAAATCACTTTGAATATTCATTAAAAACGCCTCTTTTCATTTATTTTATTTTTAATTTTTGATCAACGTATACTTTATTAACATCTGATAGCTTGTTCAATCTCTTTATTTTAGATGTTGTTGTTTTAAATTTAGATGCGATTCCGCTTACTGTATCACCTATTTTTACAGTATGATAATGTTTTTCCGGAGTAGCTGATACCCGTTTAACATACGATTTATTAGCAGTAAGTAAGTGTCCTGATTGAGTAACTAAACGAGGTGTTCCAGCGTTTGATTTTTTGATACTTTTAATCACAAATTCTGTACCTTTTTTAAAATCAGCAACTTTGTTTGACGACTTGCCCCATTCTTTACCGTTTTGAGCATTAATCTTACGCAAAGTTGATGCTTTAGTGAGTGATACACGTTTAGGATTTGTGTTGTAATAGCTGTGATTTTCTGCAGTAGTTACTTTATCAACATCTTGCGCTAATACCCAACTGTTGATTCCGATGAGCAATAGCGCTTGTTTAGAGCGTGATTGAGCGATTATTTTTGTTTCTAACACCTTATATTTTTTATTTTTTACTGATACAGGAATAACTTGTCCGGTGTGGTATTTTGTCGCCGTTGATTTTAATTTTACTTGATGGTCAACTTTATATCCGCCGGCAGTGTATTGATTAGCTTGCTCGTTTGCCTCTGTTTTTCCTACATAGTAAGAGAGTGGTTTATCAGTACTAGATAGCTTGTTTAAGTCAACACCACCAACTACTCCTTTTACTTGTCCCCCATCGGTATATTGCCAAATATCGTGTTTGTAGTCCGGTTCCCAGCTACGATAAGCCGGAATCCAAACAAAGTCGAATTTTGTTGTATCTAAGTTAAACTGAGTGTAAGTGTGGTGACCCACATACAAACCGATTTTTTTATTTGTTAATAATCGTAACTCTTTAACAAACGCATCTGTTGCTGCTCGCATTGTTCCAGATGTAACAGTCAATTCTTCCACATCAACCACATAAAACTTGGCTTTATCACTTGTACGATTGTATAACGCCTGAGCTTCAGTTTTCGCATCAGCAGCGTTGATATAACGTGCATACGCATATGTGCCAAATGGTACATCGTTTTTGATAGCTTCGGTTTGATTGTGGTCTAGATACCTATCTTTGTAGTTTGTTCCATATTGCGCTCGAATTATAACCATATTTAAATCATCTTTTGCTAATGACCAATTGATGTTCCCCTGCCACTCTGACACATCTGCAATTTTAGGATTTGAAACATCCTTAGCTGATACTGTCACTACGCTACCTAAAAATAGTCCTGTTGCTAATACACCTGCTGTTAATAATTTAATTGTTTTTGTCATGTTATTCTCCTTTGTTTTCTGTAGTTGTGTCGTACACGATGCCTAGCGTTGCTAATATCGTTAATACTGTATTGATGATTCCTGTAAGTTGCTGTGCTTTTTCACTGTCAAAAGACCAACCAAAAACAGCACCCACTTGCTGTATAAATACAACAAACAGTGCTGTTAATGATGTTCATAAAATTTTGCTATGCCAATTTACCTTCACTTGCGATACACTTCCTTCTGTAAACTTTCTATTCGTTCATCGTGCCTATCTAAACGTCTTTCTGTTTTATCAATGCGTTTTGTGTTGTCTTGCAGTGTTTGAGATAAAATATCTACACTACGTTTAAAGTTCTCATATCCCAGCTTAGACGGTCCATTACGAGCCTTTTAAATATCCAAATAACAAAACTAAACGCTGCTGTTAATATCCCAATCAGCGATGCTATTTCTGCCAGTGTATATCCCGAAATCGTATGCACCTAAACCTTTCCTGCCTCTTCTAAGTTGTAATTGACACCTGTATTTTCCTTAAATTGTGCTGCTGTTATATGTCCATTTTTAACGACTTTTTTTAGATACTCGTTATCGATACGTTTTTGTTTATACATGCTGGTTAAAAAAGGCATCATAGCTCATCACCTCCACTCAACAACTGTAAAACTAGATTTTCCAGTTGTGCGATTCTTTCGAGTGTTGGCACTTCGGCATCGATTTTTTCTTCAATTTCTTCAAATTCCTCATTTTCAATTACCTTTCCATTTTCCAAAACAAAATAAAGAGGCTTGAAATCAGCCTCGAAATCACGCGGAATTTGTGTATCGTCAATCTGTACAGAACCATCGATATCACCGACAATTGCATACGCCAAAATTTCTTTTTTACTATTTAATAATACTTGCATGTTACATCACTCCTTCGATTTTTAGTATTGTGTGTGTGTTAGCGTTGACTGTTGCAACGCCAGTTTTGATGTTGAAAAGATTGTCAGCTATGATTTTAAAACTTGTCGATGCACTGGAATCGATGTGACACTCGTAAAGCCACGCTGACGATGCATCAGCATCAGATAAATTAGTCTCACTAATGATCATACGACTGCTGTCTGTTGCAACGCTATACGTTTGTACTTTGTTATTACCTGATGCCGTTTTATAGGTTACCATCGCAACTCTAAACGTGTTGATAGCTTTTGTTAGATTGTACGCAGTGTTAGATACACCTTTTGCAGCGCCTTGCCACAGTGTGACAGGTTGACTTGCGTTTAGTTTGGTATCTAATATTGCCAATTCTGATGCTGTGACTAGTTTTTCCCAACCAGACCAAGCTCCAACACCTGTCATAGCATTTGTATAGATAGCTCCATTAAAAATATTGATTGCTGTTAAATCACGAGTTGTAGATGTACGTGTATTGACGATTAAGTTAAAATAAACACCGCTAGGAGGCGCATTTGTTGGAACTGCTGTTCTGGTGATGCTGTAATTTCCAGCTGTTGAAATTTGCAACCAATCTGTAGTTCCTGAAGGTACAGGACGACTAAAACCTTTCCCATCAGTATAAGTAAAAGTGTCTTTCTTTAGAGATACTTCACCCGCTGCAATTGCATCAGTAACCTCTTTGACTTTTGCATCTACTGTGGAAACTGCGATATTAGATGTATCAGTAATTTTTTTTGTTGCATCAGTAGCAACTTTATTAATATCTGTCGTTGCTTTTGTCGCTGTATTAGTGATATTTTTTGTCGCTGTGTCAGCTGTGACAGTAACGTTGTTTTTAGCATCTGTCGCTACTTTGTTAATGTCTGTATTAGCTTTTACAACTGTAGAAGCAATCTCTTTTTTACCTGTATCAAGTATTTCTATCATTTGAGCAACATAATCTTCCCCATTCGCAATCGCTTCCTCGATGGCATCAACGCGCTCTTGTATCTGTGTTTGTAAATCATCAAATGTTTTAATGTATTCTAGTTTAGTTTCTGCACTGAAACTATTAACTAAACTATCTTTAATAACAAATGCAAATGTTCGACTTACTAATATATTGTCATTTTGATAAAGATAAACTTGACCTATTACACGTCCAGTATGTTTTAAAAACTCATCAGGAATGGTGTAACTCACAATTCCTTTTTCATCATCAAATACATTCAGATAATCTCTTACTTTACTACCATCTTGTGCCACTAGCATGATATACGTGTCTATTTTTAATTGAGATAGATGTAAACCTTTTCCGCATCGTGTCAGTGTAAACCGTAAAAGCGACGTATTAATATCTTGATTATAAAAAGCGACGTTTAAATCGCTTAGCGTTTGATAATCTGATGTTATTTCCATTTTTGTTGTTGCTATTTTTTTAATTGACATTATTACACTCCTTTACAATTTATTTATCCCAGTAATTTTCATGATTTTAAACTCTTCAGCTTTAAAATTTGTGACGTTTGTTAACAACTCTGTGGCTATCTGCTGTGTAATCATAAATGATGTACCTGTAGAAATGTCGATTGTACACTCTCTTATCTGTGATACACCTGCAATAGCATCATCAGCATTAATTGTGTTTAAAACTAAAACATTGGCACTGCGATCTAAACTAGCATAAGTTTGTACAGCATGATTAGCTACAGACGTGTTGTACAGCACTTTTATTTCGTCAAAATCTTTAAAGTTTCCAGCAATATCAACTTTAGCGCCTGTAATACCAGCATTTCCCTTAAAAAGCACAGTTTCGTAATCCGTCTTGTTTGTATACTGCTTAATCAGTTTAATGACGTCAATCTCTGACAGTTGTCGTTGCTCATAACCTGTAAAATCTGTACTTTTTTCTAATTTTGCGAAGTTAAATGGCTCGGCAGTATCTACTAATAGTCTATCTGATGCTATTTTTTCGGGTAGTGTAAACGTTTGTTTTTGTATTCCGTTTTCAGATTTTAACTCAATTTGAAACTCATCATTAAAATCGGGGATTGCAACAGCATGAATTGATGAGCGCCAAGATTTATAAGTGGTTTTACCGCTTGTAGCAAATCCAAAGCAAAGCTCGTAAACATTTGGCACATCAGTACGTTTTACCGTAAATCCTTCGGGTTCGTAGTATCCATCGATAGCATCATTACTGATAAGTTTAGTAACATCAATCTCGTAGCTGCTAATGCGTTTACCGTCAAGCGTAAAAACGACTACACCATGTTTACCAGTTGCGTTGATGTCGCGCCTTGTCTCTCCATAATGCCAAAAGATCATGTTGTCTAATACATCAATTGATTGATGCACAGCATGATACTCTTTTTTTTTTACAACAAAAGCACCTAAAATATTATCGATTCCTTTTTGCCACTCAGAAAATTTTCTGTTTTCGATTAAAAAATCTGTTCCGCGGTTAAAAATGATAGAGATTACGTCTTTTTCTGCATCTAGATTTGCATCTGCTTTGTAATTTTGGAAAACATCAAACTCTGCAACTACTTCCGTATCACCGTAATTAACTGTCTTAGCAGCATATTTAATCTTACAAAAATGATTTTTTATCCCGTTTTGGATTTGCTCTCCAACTTGATTCCAAACGTAATCTACACCACTCTCCGTTGTCACAAAAAAGTCTGTTGCGTGTCCTCCAAGCGGTAAGTGCATACGATCAATGTAGTTGTTAAAATTATCGAATCGTTCAATCCACATCAATTCGCCTTGCGAGTAGCTATAGTATGTGTATTTGTTGTTGTCATCATCATAGATACCTTGTAACAAAAACTTATTTTTAATCGGCACTTGATACGCATGCTTTTCCCAACCAAATTTAAAATCTTTAGCGACTGTGTTTGCAGTGCGTAACTTTATAGGTGTTGTACTATTTGATGCGATTGCTATACTATGCGTTTTATCTTTATTGATATTTTTAATGGCAACACCTGCTTGATTGGCAATTTTGCAAATTAAATTAGCGTTTTTTACGGATCGTACACCTAAATCAGAATCTACATTTTGCAATCTTAAAAAATCACTTAACAATCTATCATAAAGCGTTGTATGTGATTTACCTTCTAAATCTACACGTGCATCTAGCAGTTCATTCAGGATTACACCGCCAGGATCAATGCTTGCTAAAATTTCTTTGACTGATTCGAACCAGTCATCAAAATCACCCATTGCATGTTCAATCCAATCCTTTAATGAATCGATTAAATCACTGGCCGTCCAAACATAATCACACCCTTGGTGCATGGGTGAAGATAATGCTGACCAAATGACGTTGTAGTTAAAATCTTTTGTACTATACACTACTTCTTTATTTGATTTAAAACTAAAATAAGCATTACAACGCCCAACAGATAACATCGCCTCTTTACGCAATTGATATTCCACAATACCATTTGTCGCGTCGACAATTCGTGCGTCATCAACCACAATATAGTGCTGCGCATCAACCATATTAAATTCTGCGGATACGCCACTTAAATTTTTCACTTTCCCATCTTCAAAGATCGTTGCACGGAAAATTTGTGATTCATCATCATCTTGTCTCACTCTAATTAATTCCACTTGATTCGCAACAGCTGTTGTACTTAACTTAAATTGATATACTGTCATTTTATTTCCTCCTTATGGTCTCTTTAATCCTAAATAGGGTGCAGGATCTTGATAGGGTCCCCACAAATCTGCTCCCACAGAGAAGTGTAAATGCGGACCTGTTGATTGTCCTGTTGAACCCATTGTTCCAATTTGTTGCCCTTTTGTTACTTTTTTACCGATATTAACCATTCTTGTCGTTAGATGCCCATAACCGGTGCAATTATCATCGGCATGCTTAATAACGATGTATTCACCAAAACCACCACTTGATGCTGTTGGTAACGAAGCAATAACCTCACCACTTTCGGCCGCAAAAATAGGACTTCCACTTTTATCAGCAAAGTCCATTCCTTTATGCGTTACTATATTTCCCGGATTCAATGGATCATCACGATCGCCAAACCACGAAGTGATTTGATAACCTGGTGCAACTGGCATACCGTATTTCCCACCTGGTTTTTTCCAACTTTTTATTAATGACATTTGATGTGTAAAAGGATCAGCATAATCTTGAACGCCGTTGACGTTGCCTTTTAACCCGTCTGGATCAAACATCGCCCACGTTGCGGCAGCTGTGCCTTGTAGCATCACCCTTGCTATCATTCCATTCTTCGTTTCAGACATATAAGCATTACCATTGGCTTGTTTATCTTTTGGACTTGTATAGTATGGATACTGAACATCATACCAGGCTAAAGCACCGTTTTCATTTGACGTTTCAAATAACCATTGAGCAGTTCTTCTAAGTTCAGTTTCTGAACTAGAACCGTTTTTATAAAAATGGTTTAAGAACGATAGTTCAGAATTATACCCCTCACTGCCTTCATATGCCCAGAAAAATGTTGGAGAAACACCCAGACTTGAAAGAATATTATTATATTTATCAAATGTCTGTCTGTTAGCAATTCCCCACGCCTTGATCCGTGGATAATTGACCCATGTTTGATACATTTTGTCATAATCTACGTTGAATGTTTCAGTAATCATATTTTTAGCGTAATCTTCACGACTACCTATATTACCTCCACCACTTCCATTCCCTCCACCCGTTCCGCCATTGCCATCAATTTTAATTCCATTGACATAAAAATCACCCACTACTCTAACTTCTCCATATAAATTCAGTTTTAGAGAATCCATTGTAGACTCTGCAGGTACTTGAACAACTGCTCTAGATCCAGATTGCCCTCCTGAATTGATTGAGAAAATTTGTCCAGGAATTTGAGTAATCGCTACACCATTCGCTTTTAATTCATCACTGCCTTCTGATTTGCCATAAGTTGGAGTGATTTTTGCAATCGCTGATCCGTGTTGATTTTCAGGATCATCTCCTAATGTTTTTGTTTCAAAACTCAATCTCCCTCCATCTAGCACAATTTGGAAATCACCTTCATCAGAAGATTTTATGATGTTACCTTTAATCAAAATACCGCTTAACACACCCGCACGAATATAATTCGCATTAAATTCACCATCAATTGTCCAAGCTGTTTCGAATTTATCTTTGTCAAAATCGCCATTAATAAAACCGATGCCTTCCGAATTCATCACTAAGAAGTGATCCGATTCTTTTAAGCTCTCTTTATTCATGATAACCATCTGATAAGGTTGTCTTGATTCACCTTTTTTTGCATCCCACGGTGACATTAACAACACTGATCCACCTTTAGCTCCGCGAATAATATCACTTTGCCACTTACTTACTTCAGTTGAATCATAAAAATTCATTTTGACACTCTGCAATTCAGATACGCCATTTTGTACGTTGGCAAGCTGTGTTGTAGCCGAAGACCCCTGTAAATTATCACCTAAACTTGTGTCTACTTTGTTTGTTAAACGATCATACTTAACTGAAAAGACACGTGTTTGATAATGATAGCCCTTGTCATAATCGTGAATACTCACTCTATCTCCAATCGAGCTGTCGCCAATCACTTCGCTTGAAAATTGTACCAACGGTCGAGAATTATCTAATAACATTTGATAAGTGGCTGTTAATAGTTCCTTGTCATCCTCAATATCGTCAAAAACAACCACTTGTTCTCGCCTGCGCATTCCGCCATTTTTCATTGGGATACCATGCACTTCAGTTAGCTTTTTCAATTCCAGAAAAGCCTGCCCTTTTGGTTTGACGACAGGTGTTTTCCAGTCAACTTTTTCGAAACCTAGACGTTTACCTTTACCATCACCAACATCTTCACCCTTTCCTCGACCAACAATACTTGTGATGATATTGGAACGATTTTTAGTACGTACAACTTTTAGCGCCGTACTGCCAACTTCGTAACGTTTAGTGCTTTCTTTTCCAATTTTATCGTGTAACTCAATCCATTTTTTTGAAATACCTGTACCGCTAATTTCACATCTGAATAGCAGCTCACAGCCTAACGACTGAATCGTTTTCAGCGCATCTTTAACCGAGATATATTGAAAAGTTGCACTGGCTACCTTGTTTACTATCCCCGTTACATGCCACTCTCCGTCTGTTGCTTTAACGACTTGCTTCGCTATTTCAGTCAATGTCTGTTTCTGAGATTGCTCTTCCTTAACGATATAATTACTCAGCTCATCGAGACCAAAATTAATGCCTTTAAAGTTCATTATCTCCGCATCAATTTCCTCTTCTTGTATTTTATAAAGTGAATAAACTGACTTGCGCTCTCTAACTGCAATGTACTCTGCTTGTTCAAGTTCACTATCATACAAACAACTGACCGTTAAAGTATCTTTTAATAAGTCAGATTTATCGCTTGTTATTTCCTGTTCTTGCAGGCATTGCATTAGTGTGCGATTGTTCTTCATTTTAATTAACTGTTGTTTGTTATCAAAAAAGTAGACACTCATAACTCCACACTCCTATACACAATTGACAGCGTTGCAACATCGCTGGTCACTCGATCGCCAGTTTTTAATTGAAAATTTGAAAAATCGCTATCCAAGTCGAGTAAATTTGTGCGATCGACATTGTTAACAAACACCTTGCCGTTTTTAAAGTCAAAAAGTACCACGTCATTGACTGCTAAAGTTTCACTCGTTATTTTAAGCGTTTGTGAACCATTCACAATTGATAAAGTGGACGTTTTTGTCATTTTAGCAGTCACAGTCATTGGTGTAACTGGGTAATGGAGATGATGATTAATCGCACCGATTGTTATATTTTCAGCACCATATTTATAAGGGTCAGAACAAAAAAGTGTAAACGTACTAATAATATTGTTCGAACTTCCTTCTACTGTATCCGCTGTTTCAAAGCGTCCATAGTAGGTTGTCGTCGGTTCGTCTTCAAATGAAATAGCGACATCTTCCTCACGATACAAACGAAACATTAACTCTTTAAAATCGCGTTGTAATTCTAACGCATTCTTATTCTGAAGTTTATAAGTGACAGTGATGATACGTGCTGGCAATCGTTGATTCGTAATAATTGCACCAATTTGTGCTTCTGTACTTTCCAAAACGATGGAAGTCATTTCGCGACCTTCAACTTTTAATGTTGTATAACCTTCCAATATATCTTCCAACAAAAATCCATCATAACGCATAGCTGATGTTGGTATATACTTCATTTTTCTAAATGGATCTTTTTTTACATCTTTAAATGTGTACATCTAAAAACTCACCTCCTAAATTTGCATATTGATTTGTGTTTCGCCACCTATCGCATCAGAAATATCTGCAACAAATGCTGTGAAATTTTGTTTGCCAATATTAACTACGAACTGGGCGGGTTGTGTTGTTGCAGTATTACTTTGACTCGCATCAGCTGTAAAAGAAGCGCTAATGGAATGGCTCATGCCGTTAACATTACTCATAACGTCGCCAAAACCATTTTGCAAACCTTTATCAAGACCAAACATAATACTTTGACCATTTTCAACGAGTAAACGTTTGTCATATGAAATTGGCCCTTTATGGTCTTTAATCCAATCCCCGATGCCACTAACGAATTTTTTACCCGCTTCCCATGCGGCTTTCAACCCATTAACAAATCCATCAATGATTGCTTTACCAGCATCAACTAAACTAAATTCTTTTATGATGTTAAACACACCAATCATTTTGTCGATAAAACCAGCTACTTTGTCAACACCACCTTGGAAAAAACCAACAATACTATTCCAACAATCGCCTAAAAAGTTTGCCACCGCATTAAATGCTGCGATAGTCTTCGCTTTAATCGTATCCCAATGTCTAATTATTAAACCAACCACAATACCGATAGGTCCTCCTAATATAGACAAAAGAGTGCCTCCCCATTTTTTGAAAAAGTCAACAATTGCAGTAAAGATAGCAACTGCTTTTTCTTTTATTGCCGTCCACAAATTCGAAAGAAATTCGCTAATTTTTTCCCAGTTTTCATATACGAGTATTGCAACTGCAGCTAATGCCATAATTGCAAGGACTGCTATTCCCATTGGACTAGATACAAGCTTTAGTCCGTCTTTAAAAAGATCAATCGATGCTTTCACAGTCGCTATCGTTTCTGCTACTTTAATCAACACGACAACAACTGTCCCAACTGTGAGAAAGGCGGCAACTAAAGCCGTGATAATTGGAATCAACGTTTCACTATGTTCTTGAAAATAACTGAGAAAAACCATGACTGGTTCCATTAATTTCGGGATATACGAGATGATAACGCCAAACCCTTGATCGATCACCGAGACAATTTGACTAATAACGCTATTTATCTGGGTAACAAGTTCATCAAAGGCACCTAAATCAGCAGATTTAAGTGTTTTTGCAATTTCTAAAAAGACATTATTTAACCCATTGTCGATGGCACCCTCGATATCACCCATCGCTGTTTTAGCACCTTCTGAAATTGAACTGAACACTCCAATCTTATCAAATATTCCTGCGAGTGCTGAACCCATTTCTGCTATTTTTTGTGCTGCACCAAATGATACATCAGCTATTTCTTTTGTTTTATCAATGGCTGTTGTAATTCCAGAAACAAAACCATTATTGTCTATATTTAATTCCATGCCTGTTTTATTAGTTCCCATTTTTTTCTCCTTTCCTATTTATTCGCTTTCATCATTAAATTTGAAAAGTCGTTATCCTTTAATGCTTCTTCTTCCTGACCTAACACCATTCTTTCACGTTTCGCATAGTCATAAAATTTTTCAAATGATGTGTAATACGGCCGCATTTCTTTGCCCATTTTTTTCGTAGCTTTAACTTGTTGTGCTAGCCAAGCGGCTTTATGCAGCGCATAGTCTTCGTCTACCATCTTTAATTGAAATGCCGTCATCTTGAGCGTGTATTCATAAAATGTCATACGCTCAATTTTTTTTAGTTCTGTCATGTTCAAATGTCGAAAGCAATTAATAATAATTTGTTCATAGTTTTCGAGTGAATTGAGGATTATTTTGTTTTCATCGCTTTTTTCGTATCTCTGGCTATTAGCTTTCCCGCGTTGTTACTTTCGATCTCGGCCAAGGTTTCCTCAAATACTTTTTCGATTTTATCACACGATTCTAAATAACTTTCAATATCTTCTAATGCTGGTCGTTTCGCCTCTGTTGAAGTGGCACAATACAATACATCAGCTAGCGCTACAATACTACCTGAATGAATTTCAATTAGTTTTGTTGATAATCCAGTACCAAATTTCATGCCGTTGTTTTCGATAAAAAACTTTTTATCCAATTCACGTACAAACTTAATTCCAAAAATAAACACCTTAACTTCTCCATTAATCTTTAACTCCATTACAATTCCTCCTTTAGTAATAAAAAGAAGCTAGGTTTCCCTAGCTTCTACTTGTATAGTTGATATAATTTTATCGATCTGTTAATTATTATTCCCAGCAGGTTCTTCAACTTTCACAGTGTCTTTAAACACGTATGACACCACATTCGCTTGTTCCTCAGTCAAAGTTGCATAACCTTTTTGTCCGACACCATTAATAGCAAATTCCATTTCTAGTGCTAGACCATCCTCAGAATTGGATGTTTTTGAAAAACTTGAAACATAACCTTGGAAATATGTTGCTTTAAATTTATCACTGTTTTTTTCTGTGCCTTTTTCTGCTTTATCAATCTCCCAAATTTCGATAATTTCAGCTGCATCGAAAGCATCATCTAATTCATCAATGTAGGTATCTCCTTTGGCAATAATCGATGTCGCTGAAAACTCATAAACAATCGGTGCCATATTTTGCAATGGGCCGTCCTTGGTCGGAACTGCTTCATTGTCACGGCTTTTAGCATTACTATGCTCCGTTTGGAATGCCATCTTCCAAGCTGCTCCATCCTTTTCATTTTTTAAAATACGGTATAATAGAATAACGTCAATTCCTTTTTTTGCTTCAGTCATTTTTAAAATCTCCCTTTTAATAGTTTTTTTAATCTTTGTTTGCTTCGCTTGCTCTGCAGTGGCAGCGTTGCTGAAATATTTCATTTTTCATTAACATGTTAACAATTTACTGCGCATTTGATACCAACGTGTTTTATTTAACGTCCACAACAATCGGAAACGGACGAGCAAGTCTTAAAGATGTTCCCCAGTAAAATTAAGCTTTTCTACTGTTTGAAACTCTTAACTACTATCATCTTAACACCTTATTTCACCTAAAAAGTGTCTTCTTAATACCTTGATAGTACGGAGAAAATTCATTGCTTTTTCTTTCTTATTTTATCCCATAAAAAAAGATACTAGCTCTTTTGCTGGTATCTTCATCGATAGCTTTTCTGCTGTTTGAAACTCTTAACTACTATCATCTTAACACCTTATTTCACCTAAAAAGTGTCTTCTTAATACCTCGATAATACGGAGAAAATTCGTTGCTTTTCCTTTCTTATTTTATCCCATAAAAAAAGATACTAGCTCTTTTGCTGGTATCTCGTTAATAGAAATTTTGAACGTCTATGTTGTTACTCTTTGTTCAATTCCTAATTCACATGCAAAGTCAGTCACTGCCATATTCAGTTCCATATGGTATGTAGTGTGCTCAATCATTAATTTTTCCATTATCCTAGTTTTATTAGACCCAATAATAAACTTGTCCACGAATATAACTTTACGTCGTTCTCTTCGTTCAGGATCCAAAACACATTCGATTCGTTCCAATCCCTGATTGATTTTTTTTACAAAGTATTCCATCTTTTCAAATTTCTCAATATTATCTAATGCTGCATTTTCTGTTGTACTATGGAAGTCATTACCATATGTTGGAGGCACAATAGAATAACTTGCGGTCACCTTTGGAGCTGCTCTCACACCTGCTTTTATGGCTTCTTGTTTATAGGCGGTTATAAGTAATTCCACATTTTTGACAGTTTTCCTCATATTTAAATCACTTGGTCGTATTTCTTTGTAGTTTTCTAATTCAATCATTAAGTTGTCTTGTGTGCTCATTCATTGTCCTCCTTTTATTAGTAAAGTTAGTTTTTATAACACTTATTTCATTGACAAGTAATCTCTAACAATGCGACATATAAAAACTCAACACTCGTTTCATGATGTTTATAGCGTTGATAGGAATAATGATCTCTATCTGCGCTTGATCGCACTTGTTTTTCCGTCTTTATTTTAATTACTTCATGACCACGAAGACGTGCATCAGCTAGCTTTTTAACAAATTCGATTTTATTTTTATTTTTAATGTAATAACGATTATTGATCATCGTTTTATTCAT